CAAGACCACTGAGCCGATGGGCGAGCACTCCATGTTGGAGACCATGCGTTCGGGCAAGATCCGTGCCCGGCCAGAGTCGGTTGGTCCGCAGTTCGACGGGCGTAGTCCGCAAGCCAAGCGTCTCGGCCTGGAGTTCTGATGCCGACCGGCCCCCGACGCCTGCCACCTCTGTCCAAGAAGGTGGCCAAGAAGCCAGTTCTCAACCCCATCTCAGTAGGCACCGGTCAGACCGGTATCACATCAGACAAGCGGCCAGCATCCGCTTCCTCGAACCTCCAACGCTCCATCTGGGGCATTCGAGATCGACCCGACAAAGGAGACTGGACATGACCGCCCCTCTAGAGCCACCGCCGCCAGGCACCACCTTCACCAGGGACCCGGTGGTGGTCACGACGGCCATCTTCACCTTCCTGCTCGCCATCTCGTCGGTGCTGATGATCACCGGAGTGTTCTCCGATGTGGCGGGCGGAATCATCTCGGGCGTGATCGCCGCCGCCTGGGCCTCGACCCAACTGCTCTTCGTCAAGCCCGCCACGGTGCCACGGCAACCGCTGGCCCAGCTTGCGTATGACAACCAGCAACCTGCGGGTTCTGTCTTCCCGTCTTCCACCCCGGTGGTCGAAGTTTCAGATCTCCCAACCACCCCCAACCCGCAGCAAAGGAAGCCGTGAACCTCAAGCGCATCCTCGCAGCCGTCGCCGTGGCCACGATGGCCCTCGGCACGCTGACTCTCGTCGCCTCAGCGACGACATACCCACCGGTTTGCGTTGATGCCAACCCCAACGGTTGGCGAGCCACGGCACGTGACTTCAACCCGGTCTGGTACGACGCCGCCAACAACAACGACCGCACGGCGTTCGCTACCTACGTCGCCGCTGCCAACGGCGGGCGCACCCTCGGCTCATCGCTGCGGGCCGACGAGTCGATCTGCGTCAACCCGGCACGCATTCCGCAGGTGACCACGCCGACTACGACGGCGCCCACCACCACGGCGGCTCCGTCTACCACCGCAGCGGCGACGACCACGCTACCTGCCACGACGACCACTCGTCCTCCCGCCACGACCACGACGGTGGCGCCCACGACGACGGTCAGGCCGACCACCACGACTGCTGCTCCGACCACGACAGCGCCAGCGACCACGACCACCCTGCCTGCTGGTACGTGTACCGCAGCGGCCGGTCTGCCCGGTAGCTCGGACGGCCGTGGCGGGTGCTTCCCCGGTCCTGGCCGAGTCGGTGTCCCGGTCGGCACGACGCTGCGGGCCTACAGCGGTCCCTGCACGCTCTCGGTGCCCAACATCACGCTCGACGCCTATGACTTCGTGTCGTGTCGTAGCGGTCTGCTGATCAGGGCCAACAACATCACCATCACCCGGTCGAAGATCTACGACTCGGTGCATGGCAACGACGCCAACGGCTTCGCCTACAGCGTCAGTGACTCACTGCTCGATGGCGCCCAGACCGGTGCCAACGGTGGTGCGGCTGGCCGGGCTTGCGTGAACTGCGGCTTCGACGGCTACAACTTCACGCTGACCAGGGTCGAGATCATCCACACCAACCGTGGTGCGTACTGCGAGTCCCATTGCACGATCCAGGACTCGTGGGTCCACGCCGACAACCTCGACACCCGGCCCTGCCCGCAGGCGCCCTACGGCACCTGCCCGCACGCCTCCGGCTTCCGCCTCCAGCAGTACGGCAACCTGATCCACAACACGATCGAGTGCGACTTCGGCCTGTTCGAGGGTGACTCGTTCAACCTCGACCTCGGGTGTTCGGCGGCCATCTCGGGCTACCCCGACTTCATCGAGATCATGCACAACACGGTCAACGGCAACCTGATCGGCGCCAATCCGATCGGGTCGAGCTTCTGCACCTACGGCGGCAACAGCAAGGGCAAGCCGTACTCCACGGACACGCCGACCGTCAACGCTCACCCGACCAACGCCACCTACGTCGTGTGGACCAACAACACGTACGCACGTGGCCCCAACCGCACGACGCCGTTCTCCGGTCCTGGCGTGTGCGGTCGGTACGGCTCGAACACCGACTTCGGCATCGGCCGAACCGGCAACGTCTGGTCTGGCAACGTCTGGAGCACGGGCGAGACGATCGCTCCAGGGTGACAACCATGGCTCAAGGACAACCCCGTCTTCCCGGTGTGGCGTGGCCACGTGGCGACTTCCAGCGCATCGGCACGCTGGAGCGTGGCTCACGTGACTACGCCAAGTCCCAGGGCCTGGCCTACAGCAACAAAGGCATCGAGGGGGTCCGTGCGGACCCCAACGTGCTCAACACCGTGGGCAACGTCGTGCGCCGCCAGCAGGGTCTTCCCCAGCACGTCAGCCCGCAGATGCAGGAGTCGTACAAGGCTCTCCACGCCGGGATCGAGAGCCAGTACGACTATCTCACTCGTCCCACACATCAGGGAGGCCTCGGCGTCTCGGTCGAGGTCTCCAAGGAGGACCCGTACTCCGGCCCCAAGGCGGCTCGGGATGATGTGGCCAAGAACAAGCGCCTCAAGGTGCTGGCCACCGAGACGGCTGGTGGCGAGAACACGATGATGCCCGCCGCCATCAACGACAAGTTCCGGGCCGTGCACGACGCCTTTGGCCACCTGGCCACCGGGCGTGACTTCACCCGCCATGGTGAGGAAGCGGCCGTCCAGCACCACTCTCAGATGTTCCCGGAGGCGGCCCATCCGGCGCTGTTCTCCGAGCTTCGTGGCCAGACCGCTGGCCTCATCCGCATGGGGGAGTTCCCGGAGAACAAGGCCTACGACATGCCGGGCTGGGCCAACCAGGCCCAAGCCAAGCAGCCGAAACGTCAGCGCAAGGCGGCGGAGAAGCCGCCCACGCTGTTCTAGAGTGATACAGCGGTATCGAGGAGGTATCCGTGCCAGGAGGGAAGTCACCAGGGCCGTCGATCAAGAAGCCCGACGAGTACGAGGCCCTCAAGGATCAGGGCTACTCCAAGTCGAAGGCAGCGGCGATCTCCAACGAAGCGGCCAAGGGGCCAGCAGCACGATCACGGATGGCCAAGAAGGCCGCTCGTACCAGGAAGGGGAAGTGATGGCCAGAGGTGAGAACACAGCAGGGCACCCTGGGCGCAAGGTCGGCGCCGATCGTTTCAAGTCGCCTGGTGGCAACTTCGGTCAGGGTCCCGCTCTGGAGAAGAACGAGAGTGGCCGTGGCTATCACGTCAAGGGTGCACCTGGGTTCCAGACCGACAGGTACTCCGCTGCTGCCGACTTCTACGAGAAGACCACACGGGGAAAGCGCTGATGGCCAAGGGCGAAGACACGGCAGGCCACCCAAACCGTCAGGTCGGTCGAGATCGCATGCGGGCGATCCTGGGAGTGACATACACCCGCCAGGAGCTACGAGAGGCCGCCTTCCATGGGCAGGTCAACTCCGCACTCGGTCACGGCAGTTCGATGCCCCGCAACCAGATGACGCTGGGCGAGCGTCTACGAGACCCGGACGACTGATGGCCAGCAGCGAGTTCCGAGGAGAGGTCCGACCACGACGTTCACCGCCGAAGCATCACATCGTGATGTCGGCGGCACGTCATGACTTACGACCGGTCGATGACCCCTTCGCTCCGATCTCGAACAGCCAGTTCCCGCAGTTGTACATCCGCTCCACGATGCGCAACACGTACCGCAGCTACATGCGGGCGAAGACCCCCTACACCACGAGGGTCAGGACGTGAGGTAACCGTGAAGAAGAGTCCACCCTCCAACGTCGATGCCCCATACGGCTACGACGTTTGGAAGCACACCCAGGTCATCCCCAGACCACGACCGTCCGACGCCATCATCTGGCGCTGGACCATCGGGCCACCTGGCCCGAAGAAATCCCAACCAAAGCCCGGCCCCAAGGGCCACCCCGGAGAAAGAAGCAACACCACCATGCAACTCACCGCCGACCAACAGGTCGATCTGTCCATCACGGGTGAGGACAAGTACAACAACCCCGTTGACATCTCGGGCGATGTCGTCTGGTCCTCGTCGGACGAGTCGATCGTCACCGTTTCCAACTCCGATCCCTCCCACGCCACTGCCGTTGCGGTTGGGCCGACCGGCTCCGCTGCCGTCACGGTCACCAACGACGTGAACCAGGACGGGACCGGCGACTTCATCGGCTCGATCTCGATCGATGTCGTCGCAGGCATGATGGCCGAGATCGCCGTCACCGCTGGCGAGCCGACCGACAAGACCAGTGGTGGTGGCGAGCCGCCGCCCACGGCCGAGCAGTTGCCCGCCCGCTGAACGGATCTTGACCGATGGCCGTTGATTTCGTCTCCAGTTCCTACCGAGCCGCCGCTAGCGATCTCACGATCGCTATCTCCCCCCTGGGGATTGTGGAGCTTGCGGATGAGGAGTTCGAGGTCCACGGCCCTCGGTTGAACCGTTACGCCAACAACTGGGCGTGGTACCTCGGTCACCACTGGGCGTACCGCCGAGAGATCGGTGAGCCGCAACTGACCTTCAACTGGGTCAAGGCCTTCAGCGACTACCTCGTCAACTTCAGCTTCGTGAAGGGCGTGAACTTCTACTCCCCCGAGGCCACCGGGGCGATCACCCCGTATCTCCTCAAGGAGGTGTGGGAGGTCCACAACGCCAAGCAGCAGATCCTGATGGAGATCGGCCAACTGGGATCGGTCTCAGGCGATGTCTTCATCAAAGTGGCCTATGAGCCGCCGTACGTGGATATGGCAGGGGTACCGATGGAGGGGCGCATCCGCATTCTCCCGCTCAACCCGGCCTTCTGCTTCCCGGAGTGGCACCCGCACGACCGTCAGCGGATGATCCGCTTCAAGACGAAGTACAAGTTCTGGGGCACCGCCCAGGACGGCACTCGTCAGGTGATGACATACGTCGAGATCATGACCGAGGACGTGATCGAGGAGTACATCAACGACGAACTGATCGATCGTCGGCCCAACCCGATCGGTGAGATCACCGTCGCCTTCTGCCCCAACATCGCCGTCGCTTCCAGTCCCTGGGGGCTGGCCGACATCGCTGACATCGTGCCGCTGAATCGTGAGTACAACGAGAAGGCCACCGAGATCAGCGACATCATCAACTACCACGCCTCCCCGGTCACCGTGATCACCGGGGCCAAGGCCTCCAACCTGGAGAAGGGTCCCCGCAAGGTGTGGGCGGTGACCAACAAGGACGCCAAGATCACCCAGCTTGAGCTACAGACAAACTTCACCGGCCCCCTCGGCTACATGGAGTTGCTCAAGCAGTCGATGCACGAACTGACCGGCGTGCCAGCAGCGGCGCTGGGCACAATGCAGCCGATCTCCAACACCTCTGGCGTGGCCCTGGCCATCCAGTACCAGCCGCTGATGCTCAAGCACGAACGCAAGACGGTGAACTTCACCTACCTGTTCGAGCGGGTCAACGAACTCGTCATCCGTCACGCCTTCGTGTTTGCCCCCGAGTTGACGTTCTACAACCCGATCCTGTCGGCCACGTATCTCAAGCCGGACCAGATGGAACAGCTTGACCCGTCGCTTCCAGTATCATACCGCACTTACGTTGACTGGCCGTCCCCGATGCCGATCGACAAGCTGCTCAAGATCAACGAGATCCAGGCTCTGATGGCGATGAACCTGGAGAGCCGTCGTGGAGCGCTGCGGGATCTCGGGGTGCAGTTCCCGGACCAGAAGATCCGGGAGATCTTCGAGGAGGTCATGGAGGACGCCAAGGAGCAAGGCGCCCTCTCACTGGTCCAGAGCCAGATCGCCGCCTTCAACATGATGGCCACCGGCATGACGCCCGATGGCCAACCGCTCATGGGGCAAGACCAGGAGGGGAACCCCGTTCCTGCGTCGCCCCCAGTCAACCCCGAGATCGCTCAGGAGGTCCAGTTCCTGGCCTACGGGCAGATGCCACCGCAGATGCTCGACTTCGAGAGCGACGACCACGGCTGATACGCCCCTAAGGGACTGAGATACTGCTGTATCAACACGATCCGTGATATAAGTAACGAGCGCACAGGGATAACCCGAGGGATCACCATGACGACGACATCGGAGAACACCGGAGACACCGGAAGCGGCTTCCTCCAGGGCGTGCAACCAGCCCAGCCCCGCATGGCGGGTGACTGGACCGGCCAGCAGCGACCGGATCAGGCCGTGAGTCAGCCGGTTCCATCCAACGAGCCGCCGAGGCCCGCCTACCGGTGGACCGACGAGGACATCGAGAACGCTCGCAAGCAGGAGAAGGACAAGCTCTACCCTCGGATCGAGGACATGGCCACCCAACTCCGCACCTTGCAGGAGCAACGTGACGCAGAAGCTGCCGAACGACAGAGGTTGGCCGAAGAGGCCGCCGCTGCTCGCCAGACCCAAGAAGAGCAAGAGATGGATCTCCGAACGCTGATGGAGAAGCGTGACAACGAGTGGAAGTCTCAGATGGCTGAGATGACCGCCCGCTACGACGCCGATCGTGAAGTGTTCAACAAGGAGCGCCAGCTACAGGAAGCAGAGTTGTACCGGCGAGACCGGATCGCACAAGAGCAGGAGTTCATCCTGCCCGAACTGCGTGACTTCATCGTCGGCTCCTCCCCCGAGGAGATCGACGCTTCGATCGCAGCGATGAAGGCCCGCACAGAGGCCATCGTCGCAAACTTCGTCGCAGCGGAACCCCAACCGGTTCCGTTCGGACGGATGGGGGCCGCACCCACGGTCCCACCTGTTGGTCCAATGGAGCAATTGCCGTCGTATGAATCGTTGACGCCCGAGGACATCAAGGGCATGGATATGGACACGTACAAGAGATACAGGAACCAACTCCTACAGGCGACCAGTCCCGGCCAACGCCGAGGCTGACGGGTAACACCACACCCACATAGGGGCGCTCCTCGGAGCGGTCCCCACGCTCCACAAGGAGATCCACCATGCCAGCAGGTTCTGGTCTCGGTGGCGAGCTTCCTGTTGTATCCGGTATCACCGGTACGACTCGTGTCGCCCCCGGAGGCCCCTACTCGAACTATGACGTTGCGGTCGGCTACAAGGGCCTCGCCACGATGGACAACACTGCGGTCGGCTACTCGGGTTCGGTCGCCACCGGCTCGACCATGCTCGGCCCGGCGATCCAGACGATCTGGTCGAAGGAGATCCTCTTCCAGTCGATGCCGGTGCTCCGGTTCGAGCAGTTCGCCGTGAAGAAGACGGAACTCGGCACGATGCCGGGCCTCACCGTCAACTTCATGCGCTACAACAACCTGCCGATGCCCGCAGGGCCGCTGGTGGAAGGCGTGCGCATGAAGACCCATGCGATCACGGCCAACCAGTACGCCATCACGGTGCAGGAGCAGGGCTTCGCCGTTGCCGTGTCGGAGTTGCTGCTCAACGCCAGCTTCGATGACATCATGGCGTCGGCCTCCCGTCTGCTCGGGCGCAACATGGCGCTCTACATGGACGGCCAGGCTCGCCAGACGCTCGCCCGTTCGTCCTCGGTGGTCTTCGGCTACACCAAGCCGACCGCCATCAACGTCGGCTACGGCGTGTACGAGCCGGGCACCCCGGCCACCGGCCTGGCACAGGTCACCACGTCGGGAGGCACCGGCTCGGTTGCCGACGACTTCTATCTCACTCCGCACGCCGTGAAGGATGCGGTCGAGGTGTTGGCGTCGAAGAACGTGCCCCGCCTCGGTGAGACGTACGTGTGCTTCGTGCACCCGCACCAGAGCCGTCGCCTCCGGGACACCCCGGAGTGGATCGAGGTCACGAAGTACGCCGCTCCCGGCAACTTCATGCTCGGTGAGATCGGCCGCCTGGACGACGTGGTGTTCATCGAGACCACGCAGATCTCCAGCCCGCTCGCCGGTTCGGCCGACATCACCGACCCGTGGCCGGGACTGCCCGGAGGCGCCGTCAGCACGGTGAACCCGTTCAACCCCGACTGGCGTGGTACGGCCCTCGGCTACACGGGCGGCGACGCTGCCGGTGCTGGCGACTTGTCACCGTTCCCCGACATCGCTGACCCCGGCACTCTCGATGACCTGCCGACCGGCGAGACCGCTCTCCCCGGCTGGGGCGAGCCGTGGGGGCCGACCAACGGCGTCTACGAGGCGATCATGCTCGGAGACAACGCCTTCGGTCATGCCATCTCCCTGCCCGTCGAACTCCGTGACGGCGGCGTGCTCGACTTCGGTCGTGAGCACGCTCTGGCGTGGTACTCGATCTGGGGCTGGGGCGTCGTGACGGACTCGTCCGTCGTGAAGATCATCACGAACTGAGGTCCGGTTCCACAGTCCGTGATGCGGGAGAGGGGGCCGCATGTCCCCCTCTCCCGCCTCATCTGCCCCAGATACGGAGGTATCGCATGAGCATCGTGGCCGTCCACGGCCCCAACACCTGGGGGTCCACACCAGGTGTCGAGACAGGTCCTGCCAACGCAGCGCCGAGCCAGTCGGACGGGCTGGTCTGGTCGTTCTCGGCCGACACATCGACCCGTCCCGCCGCCGACTACGACTGGACCTTCGGCGCCAACTCCACCCCAGCCAGCCAGGCCGACAGCAAGGGGCCGATCTCGGTCACCTACTCGGTGGCCGGAACCAAGACCGTCACCCTCACCGTTCCCAACGCTGTGGCCACGATCTCCAACAAGGCGCTCACGTCGAACGTGGTCACGTTGACCACGGCCGCTGCCCACAACCTGGAGGTCGGTGATTCTGTCACCGTGGCGATGACGGTTGCCGATCCCGTTCTCGACGGGACCTACACCGTCACGAGCGTGCCCTCCGGGACGACGTTCACCTACGCCAAGACCAACGCCAACATCACGTCGGCGGCGATCGCTGGCACGGCCACCTCAGCCGGTCACCCGGCAGCCGGGGCCTACGTCATGGGCATCGCAGCGAAGGCAGGTCCGACGTGAGGGTCAAGGTCAACTACGGCGATGGCTCCCCCGAGGAGGAGCTTGATGTCTTCGACGGCTCCGTGCACTTCCATCCGTACGAGGATGGCGAGAAGCACGAAGTCACCGTCGAGGTGCTGGAGGAAGACGAGGCCGAAGACGACGACGACGACGACGAGGCCGAAGAAGACGATGAGTACGACGAGGCCGACGACGAGTTCGACCCCTCCGTGCACACCGTGGCCGAGGTCCAGGAGTACGTCGGCTCCCACCCTGACGAGTTGGAGGCGGTCTACGACGCCGAGGTGGCTGAGAAGAATCGCTCCACCTTGGTCATCTGGCTGGAAGAGCGACTTCCCTACGACCCAGGCTCCTACACCGTCCAGGAGGTCGTGGACTACGCCATCACCAACCCGGAACAGGTTGACGACCTGATCGCAGCCGAGAAGGCTGGCAAGAACCGCTCGACGCTGATCACCCAACTGGAGGCGTTGTAGTAGAGCGGCTAGTTACTAGCGACACAAGGAGAACACGTCGTGCCACGAACAGCAGCACAGGGTGAGATCGAGATCGACACGGACGCTGAGCCTGACGAGAGTCAGGTCACCAGGCCATCCGACCTCGGCTTTCCCTCCAACACGCAGACGGGTCCGATCCCGCACCACCGAGAGATCGAAGTCGAATCACTGGCGCCGTCGCCAGCCGAGATCGATCAGGCAGGGATGGTGGAGATCCGTATGGCCGAGACCATCGAGGAGTTCACCTACGGCAACCCCCACAAGCACTACAAGCTGGAGGCGGGGAGGCGGTACCGGCTCCCTGTTGATGTCGCCCGGTATCTCAACAGCCTGGGGTATCTCTACCACCGAGGATAGGAGTCCACGGCCATGACTCGGCCGAATCTCACGCACGACGGGTTCTTGATCCCGAACGCTTCGACGGTCTCGAACCCTCGAATGGCCGAGCCTGATCAGATCGACTTCAACACCATGGCCCACGCCCTTTGGGGTGTGGTCGATGGCTGCCTCGTCACCGCTTCCGGCTCGACGGCCTCCACGCTCGGGGGCCTCGCTCTCGTCAACGGCGCACTGGTCAAGGTCAACGGCCAGTCGGTGACCCTCGCCATCGGTGGGGCGCTCGACCGCTTCGACCTCATCGTGGTCAACCAGGGAGGCACGCTCCTGTCGGTGCGGGGCGACGAGAGCGTCAACCCGGTGTACCCCGATATCCCGCTCGATGTCACGGTGCTGGCGTCGGTCTTCGTGCCCATCGGGACGAGCAGCTTGTCGGACAACGTGATCGACAAGCGCAAGTTCATCTCCCGGTCGCTGCTGACCAAGATCGACCCCAGCGCCATGCTGGTCCAGAACCTCAACAACACCGGCAACCACTTCACGGTGACCGGTGGCGGCTCGATGGTGTGGGAGGACGACACCTTCCTCGATCGCTCCGGGGTGGGGACGCTGCGCATTCGCAACCTGCTCACCGTCGATGACGGGATCTCGACCGGTGGTCCCCTCACAGCCGAGACGGTGACGGCGGCTGGCAAGGTTCAGGGGTCCAACCTCAAGCAGTCCACGACCATGCCCAGCCCGACCGGGCTGCTGCCTGGCACGCTCTTCCAGAATCAGACCAACGGGCGCCTCTACATCATTCAGAACGGTGCCTGGCAGGAGTTGGCCACGCTGGCCAACTCGGTGCCGGTGGGGTCTGTGATCACCTGCGTTCAGCCCAAGGCGGCGATGATCGCTCTCGGCTGGGTGCCGCTCGACGGCGCCACGATCACCGAGGACCAGTACCCCTCGCTGTTCACCATCCCCGGCTTCGGCACCATCACCGGCACTGCCCCCCACCGCTCGATGGTGTTGCCCAACGCCGAGAAGCGAGTCCTGCTGACGACGTGGAACAGCGCTCCCGGTGGTGTCGGCGGCCCAGCGAACAACCACATCAACCTCTCGCTCGCTCAGATGCCCAACCCCGACCCTGACGTGGCCGAGGTGAACGGCGGTGGCGGTCCGATCACGATCACCATGCAGCCTTCTGGTCAGCACGTCCATACGGTCGTACCGGGCGGCGAGCACATTCACTGGGTGGTGGAGCACCCGCACACCCACCAGGGCATGAACTACTTCGGTCAAGCCGCTGCGGTAATCGGCGTGGCCTGGGGCGGGCGCAACAAGATCGACGCTCTCTTCAACGACCGCAACCACACTTACTCGGTCGAGGCGATCATGGACACCATGCCCGCTGTCGGAGAGGTGGACGTGCTCTCCAACGGCTCGCTGCACGGTCACACCATGGAGTTGGCGCCACCGCACACCCACGTGGTGTCGGCCACCAACGCTCCGGTGCATGGTCACGTGGTGAACGAGACGGCAAAGGGATCAGGGGCGGCGGTGGACATCACGCCTCAGTATCTCAACGTGTACACGTACATCAGGTCATGATCGTGAGGTCACATGCCGCAGTTCGCCGGGTCCCGCTTCGGGCAGGACACCGCTCCACGCATCGCAGCGACTACTGAGCTTCTGATGGAGGCCAGCGAGTTGCCACCGGTACCTATGTATCAACCGCTCGTACCGTTCTATCCGGGCTTGGTGAACGGCGGCTCCTCCGGCGTGCTCGATCTCACCTCGGGGGCCTCGTTCGTTGACACCGGCCCGGCCCAGTGGAAGAGCTACCCCGATCGCCTCGACATCTACGTGTACCAGGGCGATGACGTGCAGGTGCCGCTCTACTTCCAGGACCCGACCACCCCCGACTTCGACATCTCCACCGGCTGGACTTGGGAGTCCCAGGTCCGCTTCTTCCACACCTACTACTCGATGCAGATGGTCAAGCTCTCGGTGGAGAGCGAGTACATCCCGCCCGAAGACCCCGACGACGACACGTCGCTCGGCTCGACGCTGGTCACCCTGTTCCTGCCCCGCTTCTGGAATCGCTACTGCGGCGTCTACGCCTGGGACCTGTTCTCCACCAGCCCCTACGTCGGCCCTGACTTCGAGCAGCCCGAGAGCGTGAAGGACGAGGACTGGCTCCAGGACCAGGTGAAGACGTGGCTCTTCGGCCGGGTCTACGTGGTGCCTCGGGTCTCGCAGACGGACTGGCTGCCACCCAAGGGAGCGCTACCCACACAGACCCAGGTGATCGTCACACCGACCGGGGTCTACGGCCCGAACGGGAGAGTGCCATGACCATCACTGGTGGCCAGAAGATCTTCGTCACCGCCCCGATGGGCAAGCAGGGGATACCTGGCCCGGTCGGGCCGACTGGTCCCGCTGGTCCTCCAGGCGAAGGTGTCGTCATCCAGGGCACGCTCTCGGGAGCGAGCACCCCCTTGCCCACCAGCCCCGACACCGGGGACATGTGGTTGCTCGGCACTCCGCTGCCGACCGCTGCGCCTGCTCCTGCTGGCGGCACCAAGACGGCTGGAGACGGCATCGTCTGGGATGGCGTCGTATGGACCAACGTCGGTCCCATCCGTGGCCCTGTTGGCCCGGCTGGCCCCACCGGAACGACCGGTACGACGGGAGCTACCGGTGCAACCGGTCCCAAGGGTGATACTGGCAATACCGGCCCGCAAGGTGTCCCCGGTGTCGATGGCACTGATGGCGCCGATGGTGCTGACGGCGTAGACGGTGCCACCGGCCCCCCCGGACCGCAGGGTCCAAAGGGCGACACCGGCGAGGGTGTTGCCATCAAGGGCACATACTCCGGTACGGGCACGGCTCTGCCAGCGTCACCAACGGCCGGTGACATGTGGCTCCTGGGCAGTCCGATTCCAACCGCTGCTCCAGACCCCTCCGGGGGCACCAAGGCAGTCGGTGACGGCATCGTGTGGAGCGGGTCGGTCTGGACGAACGTTGGCCCCATCAGGGGTCCTGCTGGTCCCCCAGGTGACCCTGGCGCTCCTGGTGCTCAAGGCGACCCTGGAGATCCTGGCTCGGATGGCGCTGCCGGGCCTGGCCTCCAGACGGGAGGCACCACCGGTCAGTTCCCGATGAAGGCGAGCACCACTGACTACGACACCTCCTGGCACACCATCACTGCTGCTGACGTTGGTGCTCTCGATGAGGCTGCCGCCGACATCAGGTATGTCAACACCATGGGCGACGGGCTGCTCGGCACCCTGACCATCGACTCGACAACCGGCTTCGACACCCTCGTTCTGGCCAATGACTACGGCGGGCCTCGGGTGGTGTTCCAGGGTGACGACCGCACGACCGAGAACGGATGGGCGCAGGCGACCAACGACGGAGCGATGAACTTCGTAGGTCGAGCCGGTCTGTACTTCAAGATCGGTAGCGCCCCGGTGATCACGGCCTCGGACACCATCGTGCAGTCCAATATCCCCTTCCAGGTGTATGGCACGGTCTCCGTATTCGGCGGCGAGCCGACCATCGATGAGCACCTCGGTACGAAGCTCTACATCGACACCCAGGTGGCGGCAGTAGCAGCAGTGGCGGCGGCTGCACAGCCCGGTGACGCTGACCTCTCTGCCATCGCAGCGCTCACGGCCACCACCGACAACATCATTCAGTCGGTGGCTGGAGCATGGGCGAGCCGTACCCCGGCTCAGGTGAAGACGGCGCTCGCTCTGGCCAAGGGCGACGTGGGCCTCGGCAACGTGGACAACACGGCTGATACCGCCAAGCCAGTGAGCACGGCGCAGCAGACGGCGCTCAACCTCAAGGCCGACAAGGCCACCACGGTGACAGGTACCGGTGCTCTGAGTGGCGGTGGCGATCTTTCGGCCAACCGTACGCTCGATGTGGCAACCGCTGGTATCACACTGGCCAAGATGGCCAACCTGGCACAGGATCAGGTCATCGGCCGCACCACCGCCTCGACTGGCGTACCCGAGACGTTCACCGTCACCGCAGCGGCCCGCACGGTGCTCGATGACACCACCACAGCGGCGATGCTGACCACGCTCGGCGCCCAGCCGGTCGATACCGACCTCACCACCATCGCTGGGCTGACGGCGACCACGGACAACTTCATCGTCTCGGTGGCATCGGCGTGGGCCTCTCGCACCGTCGCCCAGGTGAAGACGACCCTGGCACTCGTCAAAGGCGATGTCGGACTCGGCAATGTGGACAACACGTCCGACGCCACCAAGGATGCGGCCACCTCGACGCTGACCAACAAGACGCTGACCGACCCGAAGATCAACCTGGCCGTCAACGCTCAGACCGGCACCACCTACACGCTCGTCCTCACCGACAACAACAAGGTGGTCACCTGTTCCAACGCCAGCGCTGTCACACTCACCGTGCCGCCCAACTCATCGGTGGCGTTCCCGATCGGCTCACAGATCACGGTCATCGGGATCGGTGTCGGCCTCGTCACCATCGCCCAGGGGGCTGGTGTCACCATCAACTCCACGCCGTCACTCGTCTTCCGAGCACGGTACTCGGGAGCCACGCTGGTCAAGACCGGCACCGACCAGTGGTATCTCATGGGTGACCTTGCCTGATGGTCCTTCCTGGCGTCGTCGCTTCCTCCCATGCAGCCGCAGCAGCAGCGGGAGCGGTCGCTACCGGTAGCGGCAAGAAGTACACACGCTCAGCGTCGGGGCTGAACCTCACGTCCACCAGCATCACGTGGTGCGCCTGGGCGAGGATGGACACCGCTGCCAGCTACGCCATGGTGCTGGCGTCCGACGACGCCAGCAGCCACTACTGCCAGTTCGGTGTCTCGGCCGGTGGTGTCAACTTCTTCCTCTCCAATGGCGGGACGACGGCGTTCAACTTCACGACCGGCACCTGGGCGTTCATCGCCGCCTCTATCGATCGCACCGGCACCGAGTGCTGGCTCTACTACGCCAACGCTCCGGCTACGACGCTGACCCGTGAGTTCTTCTTCGCCGTGCCGACTTCGCACATGCTCGACACCAACACGTTCAGCATCGGTGGTGACGGCTTCGGTGATCCGTGGGCTGGGTCCATCGCCGCTGTCAAGGTGTGGAACGCCGTGCTGAACCAGACCGAGTTGACAGCGGAGGCAGCGAAGTACGCCCCGGTGCGCACGGCCAACCTGTGGGGCGCCTACAGCTTCCAGTCGGGGCCGCAGACCACCGACGACTCGGGCAACGGTCGGACTCTCACGGCAACTGGTACGCCGACCCTCGACTCATCAGGACCACCGATCACATGAGCGGCATCAAGAAGATCAGTCACCAGGAGCCGCTGTTCGAGGGCGACTACCCCGAGCGCAAGCCTTGGCCTTCACCCCACATGACGGTCGGGCAGGAGCGCACCGAGCACGAGCAGATCCTGCTCCAGAAGCAGCAGTTCCAGAACCACCCGGCTGGGTTCCCCTAGGCCCTGATCCATACCCGACTATCGTTGAGGACACCATGGCCAACCGCAACTACACCCAGGTCATCGATCTGCTCGCCTCCAGCATCCTCAACTGGAAGACGGACATCATCATGGGCTACCTGTGCAGTGGGGCCATGTTCAACGCCACCGACAAGGTGTTCTCCGATGTCGTCGGAGCCACTGTGGTGGCCAAGGCGCCGATTCAGGGCCGCATCGTTGGGGTGGGCGGCCTGCTGCTCGGCTACCCGGCCTTCTTCGAGGCTGTGCCGAGCGGCACCTACCAGATGATCCTGGTGCAGGATCTCGGCCTCAGCGTCAACCTGCTCTCCTTCTTCGACACGTCAGGGGAGAGTGATCCACTGACGCAGAGCCATGAGGGCACCTTCGTGTTGCGCCCGGACCGGGTGGAGGGCTTCGATGAGAACGACACGACTCGACTCTGGATGAAGGTGTTGTGATATGGGCGTCATGGAGATTGCCGGGAACGCTCGGGCCTTCCTGCGGGACTTCCCAAAGTTCTTCGAGATCGAGGTCGGGCCGCTCAACGTCCTGACGGTGCGCCTGCCGCACCCTCTCATCTCGCCGCCCTCGGTGCAGGTGTTCTCGGCTGTGCCGGGGGCGACGGTTGACGATCCGATGGTCTCCACGGCCACCACCGCCTGGACCCTCGACTCCCGCAACGGGCTGCTCAAGCTCACCGACGAGACCCTGCTCAACACCCGGCTGCTCATCTCGGCGTACTACTACACCTGGTTCGCTGACGAGGACCTGATCATGCACGCCAACCAGGCGGCCGAAGAGGTGCTCTACAACACCACCGGCAACGCCTCGAACATCTCCGGTGTGTACACCGAAGTGACAGCGATGGGAGCGGTCGTCAGGGCGCTCTGGTCGCTGGCCCTCGAACTGTCGCTGGATATCGACGTATCCACGCCGGAGGGCATGTACATCCCGGCTCGGCAGCGCTTCTCCCAGGTCATCCAGATGATGCAGTACTGGGAGGGCGAGTACTCCAAGCGGGCGCAGTCGCTCAACATCGGTCTCGATCAACTGGAGCAGTTCCGCCTGCGCCGGGTGGCGTATCTCACCAACCGCTACGTGCCGGTGTACAAGGAGCGGGAGATCGATGACCCCCGTTGGCCCAAGCGTCTGACGCCGCCGATCCCGGACGGCACGATGGAGGGCATCGGTGGTACCGATGACCCCGACGTGATCGAGGTCACCG